GGATATGTCGAAAATGAACCCTTTATCGACTCCAAAACTTCTTTTATTGAACTTCTAAGCCTAGAAATCCTGTCTAAGTCGTATTTTGTCAACGGATTTTTGTGTTCTTTTACGTTTTCGTAAACTTTTTCCGCCTCTTCACCACCGTTTTGCAAAAATTGTAGTGCCATGTGTACAGAAACAGGCATTCTCTGTGTGCCATACTCGTAATGACACCATGTTCTTAAACTTAATCCTAATTTTTTAGATAATTTTGCCTGACTGAGATTTAAATTTTTGCGAAAATTGTAAATTTCATCCTTCGTCAGCTCTGCGTAACCATAATCAGTCCTTTTCATTGGCTTTCCTTTCGTTTGTGTATACCAAAATCTTATTTTTTAACATGTCTGCAATCAATTCGTCTTTGTTTCCATAACGATATGCTAAACCGTTCCAATCACAACAGACATTGGCTATGCTTTTTAAAAGCAAAGGCATATCCAAGCCACGACACATCAATATGTCGCCTATCTGTCGCAATAAGTGATTGTCATTTTTTGCATCAAGCTCCCTTGTTTCAGACAATTTAAATCTATACTTTGTCATGTCTACCTCTTTTGGTGAGCTGGGCAAGCTTATAATGATAAGAATTGATTACTCAATTAAAAAAAGGGTGCCTACCCAGCTCATGTTACTTATAGTATTGATTGCATAAAAGTGCAAGATTTTTTTTATAAAATTTTTTTTGAGGTCGTTTTTCAAAAACATGGGGGTCGTTTGAGTAAAACTTGGTGTAGAGATTTTTTTACAAAATTATATAAATTTGGTGGGGAACTATGGTATACCGTCCCGATTTATTTAACAATATCAATGACTTAGGCAAAAAAAATAACCTAGTAAATTACTAGGCTATTTTCTATTTTCGATTTAAAGAATTAGGCTAATTGCCTAATTCTCTCGTTTAGATCTGCAAGTGTTTGGTTATCCAAACCTGCTGTTAATGAGCTAGAACCTCGCTCTTCATTATCTGTAATGAATGTTAGGTTATTAGTTGGTCTATTAACATTCGCATTTATTAAAACCTCATAACCGTTGTTAGAGAATGAGCTAGATGTTCCATATCTAACACCGTAAACTTGCTGATTATGAGTGACTACAAAAGGCTCATAAGCTTCATTAGCTCTAATCTCACTAATTGTACGTCTAACACTTTGAGCATTATTTATACCGCAATGTGCCATAATCTCTTCAACAGTCCTACCGCCAACAACTCTGCAAAAGTCCCAAACCTTTGATTTGGTGGTGTTAGCTGATCTTCCTATATAGGACGGGCTAGTTAACTGTTCTTGCACTGTATGAGCCTTAAAACGTGTTTGTAGGCTATGGTTAATTAGATTTTGCATGAAATTAACAAAAGTAAAGATCTTAGCAACCTCTAAAGTCCCTTGGTGAGATCTAATTTCAATAGTTCCTTTTGTTCCATAATGTTGCAAGTTAACCGCTGAATATTTTCTAGTTTGATTAGTATGATTTTGTACTCTTTCAAGATCATGTTGAGTTGGTCTAGCTGAAACTATTTGAGTTGTGCTAGCTGGTTTTCTACACCAATAACCGTTAGGACGTCCATTAGCTGAGCAATAACCGCCGTCATCACGTCTAGACTTTGAAACTGTAGAATGAAAAAAATCTATGTGTTTTGAAATTCTGTAAAGAATATCTTTTGCAACCTCTAAAGGTATTTTTTTATTTTGATCAGTTTCAAATAAGTTAGCTTTGTTAGTTGCATTTTGCAGATAGTATTGATCGTTATCTTTCATAGCTATTGAACGTCTAGAAAACTCTTCATTACTCAAACCTTGTTTAATTGCCATAGTTGAAAAGTGAACATGTGTTGAACATTTTACATTAACTCGACCGCCTTGACTTTGAATTTGAGCATAAACTTTTTTCATATAGTCCCTAGTAAATTCACAATCTGCAAGAACTGGTAAATCACATTCGGTACCTACAGATGGATCAGATTTATAACTTAGACCGTCAATTTTATTTGAACCAGTGTTGAAACTGTTCATTTGATTTGGGCTAGCACCTTGAAATTCTGGTTCTAAACCAATTGCAATTGTATTGTTTTTGAATAAGTTTTGCATTGTTTTTGCCTTTCCTTAAAGTTTTGTTGTCGTTGTTACTTTATTATATATATCTTCTATGTAATGATTACAAGATTTAAATGCGAACAATTGTAAATTTTTTTCAGGCTGAAAATTAAGTCATTGATTTTATTAGATTTTTTTGATCGCCGCCAAAAAAAAATTTTTTTCTATAACCTTATAAAACCTACAGAGTTCTGCTGCTTCAGGAGCCAGATGCCAGCGAAGCCCGATCCCCGACCTGCCCGATTAGCCTGCTGCCCGATCACTACGAACAATTGTTCGCATTGCAGCCAGAAAAAAACCCAGATCGGTGAAGATCTGGGCTTCTTGCCAGGAGAGCCTTACCTCCACTGCCTGCCACCAATCCGTTTATGCAACGGACTTCCTTTCTCCTCCATTCTAAAACTCTCAACAATTGCAGAGTCAATAGAGTCGTCTATCATGTGCCAGTGACTTGCATTGAAGAAATTTTTCAATCCAGTTCTGATACCTTCGACATACATAGGACTTGGTGTGTGGAATCCTGTGTAATTCATTTTATAAGCGAAGCCATTAAAGTATTCACCATCACCTTTGAATAGTACATTAATCTTTCTGTACAAACTTGGAAAGCCTTCAAACCTGTCTAGTGCTTTTTCACAATCAGGTGTAATTTGCCAAGCAACTGCAGGTGCATCTTTATGCTTGCTTTTATCATGTGGAACAATGTCTGCTACGTTATTAAACTTAAACCTGTGACCAACAATGAAGCCTGATCCAATCGGTCTAGCGTTTGGACATCTCCTGGACATCGCTCTTCTGTTCGTGTTAGCTCCGTAAGCTATATAAATCCTTTTCATTTGCTTCTCCTTTGGCTGAAATAGATAAGATATATATAGTATTGATTACTACAATAGTCAACCACTTTTTTATGTCATGTGACATAAATTCCAGCTTCAGGTGAATCGCCGTGGCGTGAGTACGAACAATTGTTCGGCTTCAGGACAAAAAAGAAGCTGGGCGTCAAACCCAGCTTCAGCTACCTCCCTTCTTAATTAAAATAAGCTATACCAAATTTATTAAGCACAGACGCTTCTTTTTTCGTTATATCTGAACAATAAGAAACTTTATATTCCCTATAATCGTCTTTAACATCTCCATAGACCTCTTCAAGTATTTGTTCTTCAGTCATATTTTCTGTAATTATACTGTATTGGTCGTAAGAGTTTTCTCCGTCTTGGATTTTAAACGTAATCAATCTCATCGCTACCTCCTTAAAATGGAATTATTATTACAACTGCACAAGCTATTGCAAAAAAGGTGATGGCTTGAGCCACCACCAATGCTATTTCTCCTTTAGTCATAGTCTGTAAAAGTGGAAACCTTTATATCCCACTCCTTTGCATGATCTATTCCAATCGCTCTGTTCCATTTGTCGACTATAGCTCTAACGTGAGTTTTGTCGCCTACGAACTTATCAAGCTCATGTGGATCATCAGGATTAGCTTTTCCCATTGGCTGGTAACCTGACTCGTTTTCAACGATCTTCGCTACCCTAAATTGTGAGTTCTCTTCAGGAACATCTGTGTAACAGTAATTTGCCATTTTTTATCTCCTTTGGCTGTTTATATATTATATAGTAATCATTACATTGCATAAGTCAAGCACTTTTTTTTATTTTTTTATTGACATAGACTGCAATCATTTCTATATATAATGTATCGTTGTACACAAGAGCCGAGAACCTTTCCTCTCGGCTCTTTTTTTATTCCAGCACAAATTACTCCAGCTCCTGCCAGACTCCGACTCCGAACAATTGTGCGTAGTTACCCCTGGGCAGGTGAAGCAAAACCTGTATCACCTTTACCTGATTGGAGGCAAAAAAAATCGGAGCCAGCCGAAGCTGACCCCGATAAAGCCCGATCCCGAACTAATTTATGCTTGTTTTAAATAAAGATTCGCATTAAATGAATTAACTTTAACTTGATTATATTGATTATGGTTAAGTATTTTTAAGTTAACCAATCTACATATTATATCTGTTGTAATATAATCATTAGCATAACTATGCCATTTATCAGGATACTTTAAAAAAAATTCAACAGCTTCTTTATTTTTATTAGATTTCTTTTCACTCATATGTGCAATAAATCCAGTATCGTTAAAATGTTTGAAAGTTAGCATTTGTTTTTCCTTTCCTGTTGTTTGTATGATTCTAATATAGCAATCATTACTACACCTGTCAACAAAATAATTTATTTTTTTTGTCCAGAAAATTTCCTGCAGCAGAAACCTGCGAATAAAAGCGAACAATTGTGCGTATCCAGACGCTGGGACCTGACCTGCTGGAACCAGATCCAGACGCAGGGCAAAAAAAATCGGGAGCAGGTGACCCCGACTCCCGATTGACTCCGAACAATTTACCTGCTGGATCAGGTTTCCGCTTCGTTGAAGGCAACTTCTTCCAATGCGTACCAAGCCAACGCATTTTTTATTTGAACATCCACCCCTTCTGCGTGCCGAAGTATAGGTTCAAAACCGTGAATAACTTCTGATATTTCAGTAATTGTCGGATTAATATCTTTCAAGCAACTAAAATTTTGAACAATCTTAAATGGATTTTCTCCAAATTCTTCTGCTTGTGATTTAAGATGCTCATAAATAGCTTTCATATTACCCTCTGCAAATTTTACTGTGTCTGAATGGTATATGAATCCAGAGAATCCCCCACCTGCTCCACATCTCGCCACATCTCGCAAAGTCTGCTGTGTTTCTTTCTCGTCCATGTCAAGCTGTGTAATTACAGCTTCTTTCATTTCGTTGTAATAATCCATTTCTTTCTCCTTTGGCTGAATGAATACATTATATATATAGTAATCATTTCTACCCGTCAAGATAAAAAAAACATTTTTTTTAATTTTTTTTACGCTGCCTGTCCAGCCTCCCCTGGACCTGCTGCGTATTGAGTGCGGACAATTGTTCGCATTCCTTCCCTGGAGGCGGCGGGTCCTTCCAGGCACAGCACGGCTGCCTGACCTGCAGCGTAACCAGCTCGAACAATTGTGCGTATTCAGGGCAGGACGCAGCGTGCCTCCGATCCGATTCACCCCGATTATGCCTGGGCAGCGTCACCTGCTGGACCCGAATCCGAACAATTGTGATTGTTTGACGCCGCAGGTACAGCGTCCAGCCCGATGCAGACCACGCAGCCTGACCTGCCTGGACCTGAAAGCAGACAATTGTTCGTGTTCGGCAGCAGGTTACGCCTGGACAGCTTCCCGATCCCGTTGCTTCTCCTGCAGCCTGACCAGGGCAGGACCCTGAAGACGAACAATTGTGCGTATACAGCCTGCAGCAGGAGGCTTGAACAGCTCCGATCCCCGCTGCGTCACCTGCGTCCAGCCAGGCAGCGGACCTGATTTCGAACAATTGTGAGTATTCACGCTGACGCAGGGCTGGAGTCCCGATCCGATCCCGATCACCTGACCTGCTCCTGGGACCTGACTGCGAACAATTATACGCATTGGCAGCGTAAAATAGCCCGATGACCAGCCCGATCCCGATGCCTCTGGAAATTGTTCGGTCTCTGGACGCCCAACAAAACTGAGTGTAAACCCAGATAAACCCACGTTTAACTATTTTTCGCTATCTTTTTTGGGTGTGTATGGGTGGCATTGGCTCTTTTCATTCTTTCTTCCGCAACACGAGTCAATTTGCTGAGTTCAGCCAGTATATCTTCCTTTGTCATGCTATCAACTTTCTCATGTAGCACATGAGCCTTGTTTACAAGCAATCCTGAAGCCTTTAAGCGTAGTTCTTCAGCTCGAATAGCTTCACTGTACCTTTCCCGCTCCAGTGCCTCGTTACGGATCTTTAACAAGTCTCTGAGCGACTTATCTAGCGTTACACCAAACCTAGATCTATTCTCCTCATACATCTCCTGTAATCGCTCCTGTACGACCTCGTTACGAAGAAGTCTGACTGCATCAACGGAAGGGTTGCTATATCCTGCCTGACGAGCCGAAGCAGTTTGTGTCATATCTCGATGCACAAAGTTATCAAGGAAATCCTGTTGACGTTGTGTCAATCTTTTCAATCCTTTTTCTCTTTGTTCCTTTGGTAAATTTTCGCCT